GGGATTGTCAGATAAGAAATTTGTTAAGATACCATTGGCTTACGGGTTAAACATGGCTGTGAATTTAGGCAGATCATTAAGTCGCTACACTCGTGGTGAATATACATTTGGTCAAGCAAGTGGTTCTATATTCAACACAACAATGGAAACACTAAGTCCATTTGGTGCTATAGAAAATTGGCAAACATATGCTTTACCTACATTTTTAGATCCTCTTGCAGAACTTGGTCTAAATGTGAATTATAGAGGCGATCCTATATATAAAGAAAGTCCTATGTACGCATCTTCGCCTAGACCGGACAGTCAACAGTATTGGGGCAATACCGGAACCATACCTAAGTTTATAGTAGATCAGTTAAACAGTCTTACCGGTGGAGACGAGGTTGAGAGTGGTATAATTGATTGGTCTCCGGATGTTATTGAATATTGGATTGAGTTCGCAATAGGTGGAGCCGGTGCTACAGTTAACAGAACTGGAAATTTAGCTTTTGGAGTTATACCGGATGTAATAACCGGAGACTTCGATGGTAATATAGAATCAAGAATACCTTTTTTACGTAAGGTCATTGCCCAGCCGTCTGAAAGAGTGGACACACAAACTTATTTAGAAAATAGAAAAGGATTGTTTACAATATTCGCTAGACTCGATTTAGCTAATAGAAAAGGCGATGCAGAGGATCTAAGTAGGCTTCGAGCTAAGTACGGAGATGAGTTAAGTATATATGGAAGATTTAAAGCTATAGACAATGCTAGAAATAGAATGTTAAGGCAAATAAGAGAGTTGGAAAGAAACCTCAGAATACCGGATGAAACTAGAACAAAGTTGATAAAACTTAGAACTGAGAAGATCCAAGAATTAATGAGGAAAGGTGTTGTGCTTATGAGGGAAGTGGGTCTTAAAGAAAGATAAATCTGCACACGATGCATGATAGTAGTAAAACTTTATGTAAACTTTTAGTATCGTTCAACTAGACCCCGGTACGGGAAAGACAGCTTTATTTTTTCTTTTTTGTTTTTATTAGTTCCTTGAGATACCATTCTGCTTTTAAAAGATCTTCTAATCCATTTTTATGTTCGTGCCTCCAAACATACTTGAGAATATTACCTTGCAAATAATACTCGTACCCTACTCCCGTAGCTGACTTTATAGCATCAATACATTCAACATTACCTTTTCTATAATGATTAGGCTTGTTTACATTGTCACTCTTCTTCATAATCTTCTACCTCACTCACTTTATGTTGGTTTATAAATATAGGAGTTTTATCTCCAACCCAAGCACCTATGGTATTAAAGTGAAACCATTCTAGTGCCTCTTCTTCACTCCATTTATTATCATGCATAAGTATCATTATGCATTTATCGTAATCATACAAAGCTACTTGATGTCTTCCAAAAGCACTTATAGTAGTTCCTATAAATGCTTCTTTGTAATCATCGTATAATTTAATTCTTTCTTCTTGATCTTTCATTCTTCTATCTCCTTTGTTTCGGCTGCCGATGAAACAGAGTCCGAAATTATTTTAAAATCATCGATATCAAAATGACACATTGGCTCTTGATCTTGCCAATCATTTCTATCTGATCTACCACCTTGTTTAACAGAGAAGTCAGAGAAGAAATCAATCCAACCAATTACATTTTGCCAATTTACTATTAATAATGATTTAGTATTAGTTACAGATGCAATTCGCCTAGCTGACATAACTTTAGATAAAGAAATTATGTATGTGTCAAATGTCCTGAAGGCATGAGTACGAGACTTAACTTCAGCAAAACCTACTAAATCTTCGTTTCTGTACATGGCATAATCTAATTTGTATGATATTGGCATTTTAGAACAAGATACATCCCACTTTTGTGAGATGTACCCTAATATGTTTTTTTCCTCTGTGAGGTTTTCTAGCGTCTCGTACTTTACCCTAGTCATAACTTTACGTAACTTTTTCATTTCGTTGGGTTTTAATCCAATCTTTAACCTCTTCTTTATCCCAAAGTCTTTTCTTACGTTTCTCAGCTTTGGTAACACTAAAGGATTTAGGAAAGTTAAGTTCTTCATTATTAATAAGATTATATAAAGACATTCTACTTATTGAAAGATACTTTGAGACAGCATCAAAGGTCAGAAAATCTGCCTCAGTATCCGGATCGTTTTCAGACTTCCTTAATGTCATTGTTTTCGCCCCCATCCGGTGTGCCATCTTCATTTAATTTGACCATGACAACCATGTATCTAGAGCCAACCCAATCTTTATGCAACTGTGGTGGAACATCATTAGGATGTATCGTTAACCTAATGTTAGTTCCATTCTTGTCTTGCATCATTGATGTTTTGACAGCCTCAAAGTTAACACTAGGAACACCTAGAGCATCTGTGTTTACTTTTACTTCTTCCATTTAAAACTCCCTTAAAATGTTATGTCAGCTAATGCATCGTGATCGTTTGATGTGATTGGCTTATCTTGAGCAGATCCTTGATCATTAGGATTATAAATTTCAAAAACATTTCCTCTTAAACTTAGAAATGGCTTTCCACTTTTACCACTAACTTTTTTCCAACCTATGATATTTAACTTAGGCTTTCTTTTTCCATCTTTGATCTGCTTAACCAAATCTTCAACGACTTCCGGTGCAAGTTCTAGCTGTCCGGTATAATCCGGAGACCTATCAGACTTTCTAACTTTAGCCTCGAAAAGGGTTCCACTTGGTGGGTAATCAGTTTCCATTCTATTCTCCTAGTTGATTTGTTTTAATTTTATCTGCCCTTGCGAGAAAGGCTGTTGAAACCTCGCCAAATGCCATAGCATCTAACTCTTTCAACTTCGTTAAAGCATCTGCATTAGAGTTTTTAAAACCTCTCAGATCCTCTATGCTATCTTCCGGCATGAAAGATAGGAACACTTGCTTTATGATACCAACACCCTCTTTTAAAGGTATGCTTTCTACCTTGCCGGACTTAACATCTTTTATATCTATGGATTTTTCTTTAGGGGGATCTGTTTTCTTATCTTCTTCTTTGATCCCACTATCCATAGTTCCACCTTTTATATCACTTGGTCTAGCCTCTTTAAATGCATCTGCCTCATCTTCTGCATATACATCTCCATGAAGACCAACTAATTTTAATATCACACGATCTTTGGCTCTTTTCTCAGCCATAGCATATGGATAACTGTTCTTATTATTTGAGGGAGATGCCTCTCCAATAGACCATTCAGATTTATCTCCCATCTTTCCAACAACCAAAAGACTTGCTATCTTTTTTTCAGAATTATTCTCCAAAACTTTTGGCTCATCAAAAACAATATTTTTATAAACAGCTACTTTTTCTAATGCCTTATGCAAAAGAACATAGGTTCCGTGACAATTCCAACCGGCTTGTTGTGGTGTCATGCCTATATCTTTTAAGGTTTCCTTTACCTTATCCGGTACTTCATCTTTCATTTTCTTCCTCTCTTTCTTTTAATTTAATTTTTAAAAATGAACCAAACTGATATCCTAATTTATAATAATAAGAACTCTTTTTCTCTTCGTATAAATCATTATTAAAGAAAGCATCTACAACTCCCTCTTTAAAGAAACCTAAATAAGTTCCTCTTTTCTTTTCAAGTGCATTTTCCATCTACTTACTCCAACTAAAGATCTCAGTTCTTGTGCTGTCGTAGTGACTTTTACTTGTAAAGTTTCTTTGGAATGTAGTCTTTTTCATACCAATATCAATTTTTTCGTATGTGACAAGTTCTTGGCACATTATATTTTCTTTGTTACTTGGAAAGTGACTATCGTCTAAGATATCATTTATCTTACATAAACCATTTGTGGGCAAATAACACAGATCAATTTTTTCACTCATTGTTTAAGCCACTCTCTTATTCTATCTCTAATATTAATATAAATCCTACAAAGGAAAAAAACATCTTGTGGCTTTCCTTTACTAGTAGCCTCTGCAATATGCTCTGCTATTAAAGATCTATCCTTTGGTCTTGTGCTAGTGATCTGTGGCTTTAGTTTAACTAATCCACTTCTCTTAACTTTTCTTACTACCCTTTTAGGAATTTTCACTTTGTCTGTCATATTAACCTCTCTTTGTATTGTTGACAAAATTCAGCAACTGAACAGTAGTTGCCAC